TGATCACGGTCCAGAGCGACGTTCCCGAAACCTTGTCGGCTTCCTTCACGGTCTTCGACCCGGCCGCGCGCAGATCCTGCACCGTGGCGGACTGACGTTCTTCGCTGACGGGCTTGCTGGGCGCGTCGATAGCCGAGAGGCGGGCCAACGTCGCATCGTCCAGCGCGCCGGTCACGGGCAAGCCTGCGACGGTCTGGAAAGCCGCGAGCGCGCCGGCGGTCAGAGGTCCGAATTTGCCGTCGACGTAGCCCACGGGATAGCCGAGTTCCTTAAGCCGCTTCTGGGCGGCCTCGATGATCAGCGGCGACGGCCCGGCGCGTTCGGTTTCGATCGGTCCCTCGTCAGCCTCGTAGAGTTCGAGCGCGCGACGGGCCCACCGGTTGCGGCTGGGATAGTGCTTCACCCCTGCCCGCTCATAGGCGAGTTCGAACGCCTTCACCTTCGCGTCGAGCGTCTTCGCGGCCTTTGTCTTCGCGACGGCGGCCTTCTCAGGTCCGCGCAGCTCATGCACCAGGAAGCCGTAATTCGCCTCGTAGCTGTCAGGCGAAAGGCGCTGTTTCTTGCACCAGGCCTCAAAGGCGCGCCGGCGCGGGCCGGTCCATTGCCAGCCGCCATAACCCCCGCGCGACCCCTTCACCGTCGGGCTGATCTCCTGCATCTTCTCGAAGCCAGCGGACTCATGCCCGCCATTGCCGAGGATGGCTGCAGCGTCATAGACCCCGAAGCCGAAGTCAGGCTCCGCGATCAGCTCGCGCATCATGCGCGGCGCCCAATCGTTGAATTTGCTCATGGGTTACGCTCCAATTCTGACGTAGGCGATGACACGGCTCTGGGCGTAGCGGCTCACGCACACCCGCCCGCCGCATTGATTGCCGCCCAGACCGACGACACGGCCCGCCTCGAAGCCCGCGACGATCGTCACATGCGAACGCATCACGGCCAGATCGCCCGGGCGCGGCTGAGAGACGCGCCGGCCAAGGCGCACGGCGTCACGCGCCTTGCGGCTGGAATCGGCCAGTGGAAGGCCAGCCTTGCGCACGACATGGTTCACGAAGTCACGGCACCATGGCCCGCGCGTGCCCGTTGGATTGCGGGCGCCGACATAGCGGGAGGCGACGGCCAGCAAGGGCGCTGACGCATGGCCGCGCGGCGGCGTGTAATGCCTCTTGGGCGGCGGTGTGCGGCGCTGCGGTTTAGCCGCGCTCGACGCCTGACGTTCGGCTTCCTGCCGCCAGAACTCCGCATGCGAATCCTGCGCGAACGCCATGGGCGAAAGGATGATCGCGAGGAAAAGGAAGAATATGGCGAGCGCGAGCAGCATCGCGCCCGCCGTGCGCCAAAGCGCTCGGCTGGTGAACATGATTGCTCCGGGGTTGATTTAGACAGCTATCGGATGACGGCTCGGCGCGAGGTAATCCGACAAGATCGCATCCGCCGTGGCGTCGATTGTCGGCGCGGACGAAGCCAGCGGCAGCGAGCCCCATGCCTGCGTTTTGTAGTAGCCGATGCGCGTGGTTTCCTCGCGGAAGTTGGAGTAAAGAACGCCAAGCCCCGTGTTCGAGATAATATCCCCGATCTTGGGGCCGCTTCCGCTGATAGGGATGAGGATCGTCGCGGTGTTTGTGCCGTTCGTGAACGTCACATCGCCGCTGATTTCCCGGTAGCCAGCCACGCGGGCCAGCGTTGCGCCGCTCACCGATATGTTGGTCCCAACCTTGGAGAGCGCCGTGGTGCCGTCACCGCCGCCCGGCGTGCTGTCGTGAATGACCGCAACAAGCGTGTTCTGCGTGACCTTCGCGAAGGCCTTTGGGTTGGCGACTGTGCCCGCCCCGTAGTTAGCAATCGTGCCGAAGCCGTTGATCGCCAGGACGAGGTTGTTGAGCGTGGCAGAGGCGTTGCCCGCCACAATCAGCACTTGGTTGGCCGCCGACAGCGCGGTCTTAAACGTATAGGTGACAGAGCCGACTGTAACCGTGTCGCCGTCTGAGGGAACTCCCGCAAGTGTCACCGTGCCATTCGCTCGCGTATCGTCAGCGCCCGCAAGGGTCGCGCCTGAAACTGCGATGTTGCTTCCCACCTTGGCAAGCGTCACCGAGTTGCCCGGCACGCCTTCAAGAATGGCGAACAGCCGAATGATTGTCGTCGTGGTGGCGACTGCAAACACATGCAGGTTGGCGACCGTGCCAGCGAAATAGTTTACGCCCGCAGTGCCGGTGCCGTTGATGGCCGCCAGCAAGTTCGCAGCGCTGATCGCCGCCGTCGCGCCAATCTGAACATGGTTGGCGGTCGTCATCGTGTTCTTGAACGTATAGACCGTTCCGGCGACCGTCACCGTGTCGTTATCAGCAGGCACGCCCGAGAGCGTGATCGTTCCCGTCGCATGGCTCGCAAAAATCAGGCCGTTGGTGGTGAAGCCTGAACCATTCAAGCCGCCGACTTTGTATTGGCCGGGCATTTGCGGACGCCCGCCAGCGTCTACCGCCAAACGGCGATTGACCGTCAGCACAAACTTGCCCGCGTTGCCTGCCGTGCCGATCACCGCAGATGTGATCCTTGTCGCGCCGACACGCTCACCATTGAAGAAACCACGACGCACGCGGTCGCCAATAATCATGCCGTAATGACGCACGAGGATTGTTGGGTAGTGGATACCGCGCCCCATCCAGTTGCCCGTCCCGCCGAACATGATGTAGCGGAACAACGTGTCGCGGTTGTTTTCCAGTTGCAGGAACAAGTTATCCTTGGGGAAGCGATTGATCGCAGGCTCGATCAGGTTGTAGGCGTTGCCTGCGCCGTTCGTGCCATCGTACATCATCGCCTTCGCGCCCATGATCGGGGCGGGGCCGGTCCAGTCGAGCAGCCTGCTGATCTGGTTGCCGAACCAGTTGCGCAGATCTGCCTCGCGCAGGACGTGCTCAATCGGGCGGTTAGCCACCGTGTTGGCTCCGGTCTCGCCTTGGAAGTTGAATACGCACAAGGGTCGGATAGTTTGGCCCCGCTTTCGGGCGCGCTGCACGATACGCAAGATGGCCCGATTGAGCAGAGTCCGTGGCTGCGTGACGGTCGCGCTGCTGTCTGTCAGCGTGTAAATGTCCTGCCCCTCATCCTCAGCCTTCAAACTTTCATCAGCAAACCCGCCATAGGTCGCGCCGACAAGGTACAGGTGTGCGTTGCGCATAGCCTGCGCCCGCATCACTTCACGCGCGAAGCCCCACTCTATCGTCTCCATCACCCCGCCTGACAAGCTGCGTGCTGATGTCGCAACTGGCGATACGTTGGACGCCATGCGACGAAGCGGGCCTATGCGTCCAGAGTTCGCGAGGCTCTCGATGCCGAACACGTTGGGCACGACTTCGCGGCTAGGTTGCGCCAGCGATGCGTCAGTTGACTGGAAGCGCGCACCATCACGCCCGTAAATATGAAAGTTCCAATTAGACACGGGGTCTGGATTGGCTGGCGTGGTCGTAGCATCTGCCGTACCTGAAAAACGCGACTGATCTGTAAACACCGCAAGGTAAGCCGTATCGCAGCGCTCGCGCACAGGCGTACCAAACTCATCAGCAAGCACATTGCTAACCGCAAGGTTCTGACGGTAGTCGAGTTGGTTTGTAATGCAGAGAGCATCGAGAATGAAAGCCTGCCCATTATAGGGAACGGTCGCGTTGCTGCCGTCATTCACCCCGTTAATCTGGAACCGATTGGTGGTGTGCGTTGCGAATGTGTGGAACGAGGCCACCTCAACGCCGTTGACGTAGATAAGAATTTCGTCGTTATCACGCTCAATTTCAAACAGAACAGGATTATTTAGGCCATAGGCAATCGAGTCTGATCCTGCGCCCCAGTTGTTTAGGTTGGCTTCCTGTACCGTACCGTCGAAAGCGTAATAAGTCAGCCTGCCAAGCGGGTCCACATTGATGTAGGAGAGGCGGCTGCTGAGTGATCCCGCCGAGTCCCACCATGTAATTAGCCGCTGGTTGAACATGCGGTCGAAGGTGGCGTTGCCCCGAATGTAATAGCCGCGCGTCATCCCTGTGTTAAGTGAGCTAACGTCCAGTATATTTGCACAGTCCTCAGGCACAGGCGCATAAGCAACACCCGTCTCCGGGTTGGTCCCCACAAAGACCGACTCCGCGCCACCTGAATACACGACTTCGCCTACCTTTCGGTTTGCTAGGTCCGCGTTCATCGTCGCCACGTCAGGGTATGTCGCAACCACAGCGGGGAAGCGCAACACAGCGGCTACATACCAACGATCACTCAGCGACGGCATGGCCGTTATAGGATTGTTCGACAAGTCGCGGCAGCGGAAGCCCGTTTGACGATGGAACGACAAGCCCGTAGCCGTCTCTACAGGCCGCAGCGGCAAGGTCGGCGTAGCGGGCGAGCCCAAGCCGTTCCAGCTATTTGCGCCCTGTCGGAAGATCATCCCGGTTTCAGGGATCAGCGGCGCAATCGTCTCGATGTCGGTTGTGGAGCCAGAGCGGTAGGTCTTTGTCCCGTCCTTCGTGAGAAGCAGGGAAATGCGGTCCTTGCTTCCCGCAGCGGCAATGAGGCGAGACTTGAGGCGGCTCGCGCGCTGTAGGGGAAGATCGACAGACGCGGCCGATGCAGCCGCGTTATCAGCGAAGGTTTCCGCTTTCAGCGCGTGATGCTTTGCGGAATACTTGCCCGTCGTGACTTCGACGTCCTCCGCTTCTTCCGCCCATTGCTCAGCGAGATCAGCGGCGGTTTCAGCCGCGCCCGCAAAAGAAACCAAGACGTCTTCAATCTCGATAATCTTGGTCCAAGAACCGGAACCCGAAGCGCCGGTCTTCTTGTAAACAGCGTTATTCGTCGCCGTGCCGTCAGCCCATACAATAGCGCCAGTGTTCGCCACATGCGCGAGATCAGCGTCAAGATTCGCCTTCGTGGCGAAAGGCACATAGCCAATGCCGACAGCCGCCGCGACGAGATCAATGGCGCTCTTGATCGTCGCATGCGCGGCGTAAATTTCTGACTTGTTCGGCTCATGCTCGCCGGAGCCTGGGACGCCATCGGTCGCATAGTTGCGGAAGGCCGACCGCAGCGCGGCCAGCATTTCAGTCGTGGTTGTCATGTGGTTTTTCCCCTAGAGGGCTTCGATAAAATCGACGCTCGGGAACGCGAAGCGCCCGAATTCAAATTCGGCTTTCATGCCGTCGTCAGACGCCAGACGCATGCGGCAAGTGGGATTGCAGAATTCAGCCGGCGCGCTTTCCGCAACGGCCTCACGCAACGGAGGCCAGATGTTCACCGTGAAGTCGTTTCCGTCCTGCTCGATCAGCGAACCGATCACATGCAGGCGGCCCGTGCCGACGGTGAAATAATGCCCCGGCTCGATCGTCCCGCCCGTCACGGTCAATGTGACCTCAGTCGCACGCAACGCAGCGGCCGAGGCGAATTCCGCCGTCACTTCCGATTGCGAATAGCCGCTGTCATCCGAAAACGTCGAGCCGTCGCTATGCGTAATGCCGCCGATTACCAGCCCCGGATTGTCGATGTTGAACACCGGGACAAGAACCTCATTCGTGCGGCCTTGGATCTGCGCTTCCAGAGCGCGCCACACCTTGCGCTTGACGTCCGTCACAACCGGGATGCTCACAAGCCTTGCACGCCATAGACCGCCGCTTGAACCGACGATCTGCTCGACGCCGGTCAGCGTCGGGCCGCCGGAACGCGAGCGGGAATCGAACATGAATTCGATGCTTCTCGGCGTGAGAAGCGCGGGCCAAACGATCATGTCACAGTCCCCGAAACAGGCGTCGGCGGCGCGGACTCAACGCCCGACCCATTGATCGCAACGGCCCACCAGTAATAGGTTCCCGCCGCGACCGTATCGACGTACACGTCAACCGCATTCGCCGCGCCGTAGCGTGTCGCAATCAGCGTCGCCGCCGAGAATGTCGAGGTCGTTCCGCGATAGACGCGCGTTGCGTAATAGTTCGCGGAATTCGGATTGAGCCAGTCGACGGTCGCGGTCCCTGTGCCTGGCGCCACGCCCAAATCAGTCGGCGTTGCGGGCGGCGTCTCGTCGCTCACCGCTTCAATGGTTTCAGGGGTCGCATAATCCCCGATCAATCCATTACCGATATGCGCCGCGCGAACTTCGTAGGTCTCGCCATCGGTCAGAATGTCTGACAGCCCGTCGAAGTTGGTCGAGCCTTCCGCCATGATCTGCCAATCGTCGGACGAACCGTCGATGCGATATTCAAACTGCGTCAGCCAATCCGGGTTATCGGTCGGGTCCACTTCCGCGACGATGCGAAGCACGAACACACCGGCGCTGACTTCCGTGCGCTGCAGGGACAAGGCGAGGCCCACAACATCGGGCGCCGGCTCATCTTCAACCGGATCGCTGAGAGACTTCGGAATCGGCGGCGGGTCGCCTTCCTCGGTCGCGGCGGTCCATGCGTAGGCGGATGAGTCCAGCGACACGAGTTCCATCGAACATGTCTGCAGGTCGCCAAGAATTTCAAACTTCGTGATGTGGAAAGTCTCGTCTAGGTCCAGTTCCGACAGCGTGACGCGGACGATGCGCTCGCCAAGGCAATCAAGCCCCGCCATGTCGGTTTGGAGCGTCAGCTTGTGGCGCGGGTTGCCCTTCGCCATGAAGATTTTAGCCAAGCGGCGCGCCTGACCATGCGCTGGGACCATCGCCAGCGACAGGTCTTGCGCCTTCACCTCGCCGGAAAGGGATTGCGCTTCGTCGTCGTTCCATTCCTCGGTTTCGGTGATCTGGTAATCGTGATCGGGCGATTTGAAGGACAGCGTGACGCGGTTGAACGCGGCCATCCGATCATTGCCCTGCTCGTAGTTGTAGGCCTTGATATGCGCGTCCGTGATCGTGATGGTTGGCTCTTCCCAGACCCCGCCGCGAATGGCGACCTTGCCCTCGGGCGTCATGTAGAGCTCAGCGTCGCATGTCTGCAGCATCCGGCGCAGGACTTCGCGCGGCTCTTCGGTCAGCTCGTAAACGCCCCAGAGGCGATACCTCTTTTCGTTGCCGCCGCCCTTTAGAGGGACGGACTGATCGCAGATGTCCGCAAAGGCTTCAAAGGACGCCATGTCGATGCGCGATGGCGAGATCGCATAGCCGCGCGCGTTCATCAGGAAATCGAGGATGCACAGCGCCGAATTGTCGGACCATTCCCATGTAGCCTCGTCATCAAGATCGTGCGCCTCTTCGCGCGGATCGTAAATCTTCGACAGGCGCAGAATGACGCGCAGGTCGGGGAAGCCATTCGGAAACCGCTTGCCGAACGCCTCCGGGTTGCTGGGGCCGCGCGCCCGGATGACGGAGTAGCAAAGCCCCTTAAGACGATGATCAGCCGTCCAGCGGTCGGAAAAATCGGTGTACTGATCGAAGTCGCCCGAGAGCATGGTCGACACGGTTTGCGTCTTCGATCCCGTCTTCGTTTCAATGTTCACCGTGAAGTCAATCCACGGGGCGGTGTTGACCTCTCGCACGGCGCCGGAGCCGGTGAAGGCGACAACCTTGTCGTTCAGCCATGTCTCTTCGACCGCATCAATCGGCCCCTCGCAATGGACGATGCCGCGGTGCAGGAAGTTCGCCTGCTTCTCGAAAAAGAAGATCGAGCCGCCGATCTTTTCCTTGCCGTAGCCGCGCACGCGGGGCGGTCGCGCTTGCTTCACGGTCTGCTGCTGCTTGCCGCCGCCTTCTGCTTTCGGCGCCAGGATCAGCGAAAGACCAATGGACGCCGCCGTGACGATCGCGGTTGAGAGGATCGAGGCATAGGTGACGGCCTGCGCGCCTACTGTAAACGCCGTGCTTCCCAAGGCTGGCAACGCAACAGCGAGCGCCGCTGCGATGGCCGGGGCAGCGTGCGCAACGCCCGTCCATGCCAGCAGGTACAGCAGCGCGAGAAGGACGATCATACGCGCCACGCCCTCACGGTTTCGAGAGGCGCCACGACAAGCCCGCGTTCGCCTTTGCAGGCCCAGCCGCGCGCCGTCTTGATCGCCAACATGATCCGCTCATCCCCGTCATAGACCTGCCGAACGAGGCCCACGTCGCCGGGTTGCGGGAAGATCGTTTCTTCCAAGCCCGCCGCTTTCATTTCAGCGGAGACGCATTCGATCATCCCGCCGCGCTCCATGATCTTTCGCGTGACGCCCACGCGCGAGGCGTAGCGCCCACGCCAGTCCGCCATAGGATCGACGCCACGAATGGCGAGAACCCAATCGCAGGCGAACGTGCAGCAATCCGCGACGCCATACTCGAACGGGACAATCCCAACCGTGGTGAGGTGATCCGATAGTTTCATGATTTAAACACCGGCCATTCGACGGTTTTGTTCGCCATCGCGGCCATTTCTTCGAGGCCGCGGTCGCCGGGAAAGAGCCGGTTCTGATCGCGGTCTGAGAGATAGCCCCACGGCGGCGAAGCACGGCGCGTGAACAGGGTTTCGGCGGTGAGTTCGATCCGGCGCGTCGTCGGTCCGTCCGCTTGCACGCGCATGACGTCCATGACGCCCAGCCACACCGCATAGGGGTTATCCAACGTCTGCGCGGCTTCATCGAAAAACTGCAGGTAGATCGCGGCGTCGCGGCCCTTCACTTCGTCCGATGTCGCGAGCGCTGCGCCGATCAGGTTCGGATCGACGCCAGACAGGCCGAACGTCACCTGCGGCGCGCTGCCGCCGATCGCGGATTCGATGCCCGAGATTGAAGCGAGTTCACCGATGCCGGACCATTCATAGCCGCCGGCGTTGAGCAATCCATGACCCAGCCAAAGGCGGCGCGCGTTGGTCGCGAAATCCAGATGCACGAGATAGGAGGCGCGCACCACTGACCCCGCCAGCGCTGCGGCCTTGGTTTCATCGAAGTAGCCCATCAGGCAAACCGCTTTGAGGTTGCGACCAGCAATTCAGGCATGCGGCGGATTAGAACCCGGTCGCGCTCGTCAAGGATCGAACGGAACTGCGCTTCGCCCATGGTCGAGCCTTGCGCATTGATCGTTGAATTCAGCGAGACCACAGTCTCCCCGCCTCCACCGCGCGGCCGGTTGTCCTGCATTGGAGTAGGCGACACGAAGCCGCCGTCCGCGTAGCCCTTGGCGCGCTTGTGCAGCGCGTCGAGGTTGCCAACGCCGATCCGGCGCGTGGCGGCCGCGCTGAACACGAATTCCTGACCATGCACGACGCCCGCCGCCGCATGGCGTGGGCCGTTGCCGGTATAGCCGCCCGAGGCGAAGCCGCCCAACTTGAGAGCGCCGCCGATCAGCCCGCCCGGCGCGCTGGTGCCCGACGACATGCCGAGGATGCCGGCAAGCGGTCCCTGCCCCAAGATAAGCGCCTGCAGGGCCGCCTTGGCGATGGCGTTCGCCACGTTGCGGAACACGTCTTCAAGCGACTTGCCCTGCATGATGGCGCTGTCGAGCGCGTCGATAAGCTGATTTCCGGCGAAGTTCGCCGCGTCAAAGGCGCCTTCACGCGCGCGCTTGATGCCTTCGAGCTTGATGCGCAGCTCTTCGTTTTTCTGGACCTGCTTGTCGATGATCGCCAGTTGTTCCGCATCCGTAACAGTTCCGATGCGGGCAAGTTCGATGGCCTTCTGGCGTTCCGCGTTCGACTTGCCGACGGTATCGACTTCCGCCTGCAGGATGCGCCCGGCCATTTCGAGCCGTTCGATGTAGCGGACAACCTGATTGTAGCGCTGCTCTTCTTCGCTCAGCGCATTGCTGGCGCCACCGCCGCCGCCGCTTTCGTCCTTCTTCGTCGGGATGATCGCGGTTTGCTTGTACCTGGCAAGCAGCTGGCGCTGCAGCACAGGGTCTTGCGCAACGCTGAATTGCGTCGGGAGCGTGCCGAACGGATTCATCGCGGCGTTGCCGATCATGGCGCCGACTTGAGCGCCGGCCGCGCGCGCCGTTGCGTTCGGGGCCACCGCCGCGCGAATGTTCCGCCCCAATTCCATGGCGCCCGAGATCATCCGCCCGATAGTCTCGGACCAATCCGACGCCATTTGCGCCACGCCAGCCTTCCATGAAGCGACGATGTTCGCGGTTACGCGCGTCCAGGCTTCATCGAATTCCGCAGCCTTGCGAATGATCTCGTCGTCTATGACCTGACCCGCAGCCGCAGCATTGTTGCGCATCGTCAGGAATTGCCCGGCCCCATTCTCCAAGAGCGGAATCATGCTTTCGGGGATGCCGAGCTTTTTGGCGATGTCGATCTTGTCGAGTTCCGTTCCGGCCCGGCTGATGAGGTCCGCCGCGATGACAAGCGCCTCATTGACGCCGATCACAGCGCCGTTTCGATCTTTCCACTTGATGTTGTTCGCGTCGAGAAGCTTGGTCAGGTCGTTCTCTTCGCGGCGGGCTTCGTTCAACGCCTTCGCGATTCCTATCGCGCCCTTGTTGACGTCCGCAGCCGACACGCCAACCTGTGCGCCGGCAAGCTGAATGGTCTGCAGATCGCGCAAGCTGATCGCGGCCTTCTTGGCCGTGCGCTCGATCTCCAAGAGTTCTTTGCCGACCGAGATTGACGCGCCGACAAGCGCGAGAAAGCCCAGCGAAGCCAGCCCCGCGACAAGGCTCGTCAGCCGCCCGACGGCCGCCCCCACGCGCGAATAGGACTGGACCATATTGTCATTCGCCGCGACCACCTGCCTCGCCGCATTGCTCGCCGTTGTCCCCATGCCCCGCGCAGCCGCCTCCGCACGCTTTGCAGCGCCCGGCATCTTGTCCAGTTCGCGATTGGCGCGCTCGACGTCCGTTGAACGGACTTCAAGACCAAGGACGGCCAGATCCATGTGCTTCACCTGTCCTTAGCGTTATTTCCGGCTGGCCTTCGCCTGCTCATCAAGAGCCGCGGAATCCATCGCCGTGATGATTTCGATCTCCCACGGCTCGGGCATGGCGCCGGTCAACCGGGACCAAGCTTCGATTTCAGAGTAGGAGACGGGATTGCGTGAGAAGCCGTTGGACCCGCAGCGCCCTATGAGCGCCCGCGCCCATTCCAGCAGATATTCAAAGCCCGGCGGCGGGTCCGGGTCTTCAATGTGCTGCCCGGCCTGCGTTAGATGCTGGCGGGCCGTGACGCCCTTTTCATCCGGCGTTCCGAGTCGGACGTGATGCCTGACGATTTCGCAAAGTTCGACCGTCAGGCTTTGATGAAAGACGCCTGATCTTCCGCCGCCTTGTCGATCTGCTCACGGATGAAAAACAGATCGGGATTGCCCAGAACGGTCAAGACGTTCTCAGGCGTGCATTCGAGCGGCTTGCCGTTGAGCGTGAATCCCGACCACGACACAACCGCAGCGGCGGTGATTTCCAGCGCCTTCTCTTCAATCTCTTCGACGGTGCCGATCTTCTTCGGGTTGCGCTTGCTTTCGCGGATCGCCGCATTCGCCATCTTGCGTTGAACGCGCTTGACCCGTTCCCCCTCGTATGAGGCGACCCGGACCTTTAGGCCGGTTCCCGCCCCGGTCTTCGGGTGCTTGATTTCGATCTCGACGCCTTCGTCAAACGACTTCGCGAGGCCGTCAAATTGGCTCAGGTCCATGTGATCCTCTTACGCGGGGACGCGTGTCACGACGATGTTGGAAGCGCTGCCAGACGAGTACAACGCCTGAAAGCTCATAGACACCACAAGCGAGGTGCCAACGCCGCGCTGGCGGGCCCCTGAAGTATACTTCAGCCTTGGAATGAGAATCGTGAGATCGCCGCCGGCGGGACCGTCCAGCGTCACCTCAAGAGAGCTTTCCGTCTCGTTCAGGAACTTGCTCAGAAGCGTTGCGCTTTCGAGCAGGAAGGTCGCCGTCCCGGTGATGACGTTCTGACCGAGCGTCATTTCCTTTGCGAGATCGGACGGGCCGACGACAAAGATCGGCTCCACATTGCGCGCGATGTTCAATTCAAGCGCGGTGAGGTTGGCGATGGCGCTGCCGCCCTCATTGATCGTGCCGGTAAAGCCGGAGAACGGCGGGTGAGAGGCTACGGCCGTAGGCGAGCCGAGAGAGGTTCCAGACCATGCCTGATTGCGGCCGATGATCCCGAAAGAGCCCGTCACCATCGCCTCGGGCTGAATGTTGAGGCTCATAGAATTGATCACGGCGCCCGTGGTCACCGCATACTGCGAAATGTCCGTGTGGCGCTCTTCCAGCGTGAAGAACCGCGCCGTGCGCCCGGCTTTCAGGACGTTGGTTGTCCACGTCCCGCCAAGGGCCGCCTCGAGCCATGCGTCGAAGGCGCCATACGAAAGCTCGAAGCCCAGATCGGCATTGACCCGGCGCATGCCGTGGCGCATGTCGGTAATCTGTCCATCGGAGCGGATTTCCTCCGAAACAAAGCCGGGCTTTTCGACGTTCGGGAAGCCGCCGGTGAAGCGCAAGAGCTTCATGGTCGGCGTGTCGGGCGTCGTGCCAAACGTCACCTCGGGAACAAAGGCGATGTCCCTTGCGAAGTCGCTGCCTGTGGGCATGGGTCAGGTTCCTTTCTTGACCGGCGCGGCCGGCTTGGTTTCAACTCGTTCGGCCTTGCCGGCGGCGATGAGCGCCGCGGCTTCCTTCTGATCGACGGTGAACGTCTCCCCCGGCTGCATGGGGCGGACGGAATCGCCCTCCATGCGCGGGAAGCGCCGGAGCGCCCGCAGTTCGGTCTTCGCCATGTTCGGGGATCCTATGAATTGGCCGCGTCGGCCTGATAGCGGATGCTGACCGGGACCATGTACGAGACGCCATCCACCAAGGCCGGGGCCACGGACGGCGGTTCGGGAATGCGGATTAGAAGGGATTCCCGCGTGAATTCCGTCCCGCGCTTGAAGTGGTCGATGATCTTGCCCGCGATTTCCTTGGGCGCTGTTTCGCCCACGCCAAGCGGCCACATCACATCAATCTGAAACAGGCCCTGATGCCGGTTGAAGCCCGTCGAGCCAAGGCTGATCTGCTGCGTGGTGTTCGGCAGATGCCGTGCCCGGAGATACTTGCCCGAGGCCGGAGGCGAAAACGAAATGTTCGGGTACGAGACCGGCAGCGCCGGCGTAAACGTCAGCGCCGCGAGCCGGGCCGCGAAGCCTTCGAGGATCTTCGTTTCGACATAAAGGGCCAATGTGGTAGCCTTTCGGAATGCCCGAACCGTTATCCGACGATGAAGTCGCGGACTTGCTTCACCGCCTCGTGTTCGATTTGCAGGACGTGACCGGGGCCACGACGCGGGGAGACACCGCGATCAAGGCGTCCCGCGCTGCGGTCCTGATGTTTCTCGCCGCGCTTATCCGCGCGCAGCAACCCGAGACTTCGCCGCCGCCACCGCCCGAGTGACATGCGCCGGCCATGCCTGGGCCGCCAGCCTGACCATTCCGGCGCCCGGCCTGCCCCGCGCCCCATATTCGACGTGCGCCGCGTAGTTCGCGACGAAGGTTCCAAAGATCGACTGCCCCGGCTTCATGCCCGAGATCGCCAGCGAATAGGGCTGGGCCGTGTAGCCGTCGCCTTGCTTGCCGCGCATCGGCAGCGGCGCGTTGGTCGTCACCGTGAACGAGGCTCGCAAGTAGCCAGTTCGGACCGGAGTTCGCTGGATCACATCTTCGACCACGGCTTGCGCGGCCGTCTTGACCACCGCGTCCATGCGCTGTTGCGTTTCGCGAACCCATGAATCGACCGAGGCCGAGAACGATTGCTGCGGCATCGGCTCACCTCAGATTTGCAAGGAAGTCGATTCTCAGCAGTTGCGTGCAACGGCAGTTAATCACTTCCTCGGGCGGCCCGTTCGGATCGCCGGGGTATTGCAGGCCATTCGAGAAGGGCTGATCAATGCCCATACTCTCGCCATCAAGCGCGGCGTGCGTGTCGCGGGTCCGCTTGTCCTTCGTCGCGACCCAGACCTTGCGCACGTCCTGCCGGCTGACCGCGCCGGAGTCGATCGCCTGCCGCATGCTCTCGAATTGCGAGGCATGAAGCGACACCATCGCCTCGGTTCGGGCGATTGTTTCGCCGCGCAGCTGCAGCAGCGAGTCCGCGTACCGCCCCACGATCCGGTTGATCGTCTCAGCGTCCAGGGGCTTGCCGTCCCTGATCGCCTTCAGAATGGTCCGGTCGAAGCGCTTGTCGCGTCGCGTGCGCCCCAGGAACGCCCGTAGCTGGCTTGCTTCGCCCGAGGCCAGTTCGGCCCGCGCATTGGCGACGAACCGCTCCTGCGCCGATGTGAGGCCAAGGATGCCGCCTTCTCTGCGTCCGGTTACACGTGAAACACGCCCGATCACGTCAAGGCCGACGCTCCGGGGATTGCGCCCCGCCGCCATGCCTTCGGTGAGCGCTGCCCTGACAGCAATGCGCTGATCGTCCACAATCCGCGTGATCGCCTGGCTCGAATGGTTTGTGAGCCAGCTTTCCGCCCGCGGATTCCTTGCATCGAACCGGATCACAAGCCGCGCGCCGGTCGGATCGCGTAGCGTCGGCAAGCCCGAGGTCGTCGCGGATCCGCCCGAAATGTAAGCCTGCCTGATCGCCTCATCCAAGCCCCGGAAGGCTACAGGGTCGATGTGCATGGCGCGAATGGCGCCTTCGACGTCTCCGCGTTCAAGCAGCGCCGCAATGCGCCCGATTTCGGCTTGAGATTTGATATCTTCTATCGCCTCAAGGAAGGCCCTTTGCAGGGACGGTTCAAAGGATGCGATCAGTTCGCGCAGCCGGGCCGCGCTGTTGGGCGTGCGTGCCATCAGATCGCCAGCATCAGTTCATAGGCCACCGCCACGCCAGCCGGCGCAATGGTGCGGACGGTTTCAATCTCCTGCCATGCGTGCGAGGCGTCGGTCGCGGTGTCCACAAATGCCAGAGATTGCCCCAGAATGATCTTGTCGTTGTCGGTCGGAACCACGCCCGCCGCGCCGGAAATGATCGCCATGCGCTTGGTCGATGCGATCAGCGTGCCGTTTATGTCGCGCTGCTCAACGTCGGTCACGATAGCCTTCACGGCGAAATACGTCGGGTTTCCGACTGTTGGATTCCATGCGTCGCCTGTGACCGCACCGTCCCGGCGAATGGTCACCGGATAGCCGTTCGGCGTTGCGGTATCGGCCAGCGTCTTGCCGATCGTCCTGTCGACCACGCCTGCGAGTTTGGTCCAGTTGACGGCCATCAGACCCGCGCCGCCCTGCCGAATAGCCCGCCGCTGCCCGTGCGCAGAAGCCCCGCAATCAGATCGCGCACCACAAGCAAGGTCGGCCGGTTTGCGCCAGCGCCCGGGCCTGCATTGGCGAATTGCACCGAGACAGATCCCGCCGTGACGCTCTTCACCGTTTCGGCTGTCGTTACGTCCGGGTTCATGGCGCCAGGCGATACGAGTTCGCGCAAAGCAACTTCACAAGTCGCATGCCTGATCTCGACCGGAACCTCGTCCGAGCGAACATCAAAGCCGTCCTGATCGACCACGCCGCCGCGCGGCCATGCAAGGGCCTGCAGGCGGGGCCGGAATTGCCAGCCCTGCCACGGGTAGGCGTTGGACAGAAACAGGCTGGCGCGGCGCAGCGCAGCCTCCTTAAGGCTGTCTGAGCCGGTCCATGTCGTGTTGCCGCGCGCCAGGTGGTAGGCGTCGCATTCGGCCACCGAAACGAAGCTGTCGGCGTCCGTAAGGCCGGTTCCATCTTCGACGGTCAACGCCATGGCTGAAATCCTCTTAAGCGGCGCGGCGCGCGAGTTCCGCTTCGATCACGGCGTCGGCCGCGTCGGCCTGCGTCTGGCCTTCGGCAGGCGTCAGAACGGCGTCGCCATTCAGCTTTTCAGCGAGCGAAACGCGGGTCTTCCAGTGCAGCGACTTCCAATCGCCGGGAATGTCGATGAGCGGAGCGCCGCTTGAAGTCTCGCCCTTGGCCGTCATGAGGTGGGCGACAAGCGCGCGCGCCTCATCGTCGGCCGGCTCGTGGATTTCCGGGTTGAAACTGGAAAGATTGATGATGCGCGAGCCCTTCGGCCCATCGCGCTTAACTCGCACCGTCGGAAGGCTCGACACTGGCGTCTCCTGTTGAAAAGCCGAGGGCGCGGACGCCCCCGGCGATATGAAGCGCGGCCCCTATTAGCCGAGCAGGATCGCAGCGTGACGGCCGGAGACCGCCTTGACGCCCCAGCAGATGCCCACTTCGTAGGACACCTGGCGATACTGACGATAGACCGCGACTTCGAACGAGAGGCCCGAGATCGGGTCCGTCACGATCATGCGATCGTCGGCCGCGTCGCCGCCGGTCGGGATGGCCGGAACGCGCGTAGCAAGCTGGAAGGCGTCACGGGTAAAGACCATGTTCGCCGTGTAGCTGTTGCCGATCGTGGCTTCGACCGTATCCGCGAGCGCGGCGCGAAGGCCCGGATCGTTGAGGATGATGTCAGCCTCAATTTCCGTCGTACCGGTGCCCACGATGTAGCGGCTCGTGTCGCCGGCGAAGGTGATCACGTCGCCCGCCTTGATGCCGGTCGAATTCACCGTGCCGCCGTCGAGGTGGATCGTGGTGTCGCCCACGACATAGCCCGCCGTCAGGTCGACGTCGTAGCCCGTGCCCGCGCCCTTGGTGTGCGCCTTGACCTGCCCGGAGTGATGGAACTCCGCGCCGAACAGGGGCTGCAGCTCGCCATTGCGGCGGGCCATGGCGTCACCGGCCTCGTTCACCTTGAACATGCCGGGCTGCTTACCGAGAAGTCGGGCCACGGCCGCAGAGCCGAGAACGACATGACGGTCGCTCATCGGGGCGCCGTTCTCGTCAAGGATGGCGAGGGCGTCGGTGAGCTGCGTGAAGTCGTCGGCGGTGCCGAACGGCGTGGTGCCGGCGGTGCCCACACGATCCGCGCGCGAGGCGTGGACATAGAGGGCAGTCAGATCCGCTTCCATTTCGTTGCTGAGTGTACGCATGGCCTGCGCGAAGCGCTGCTGCGCAATCGGCGCGTTGTTCGGGCCAAGGCCGCGCTCTTCTTCGCCGGTCAGGTTGAACGAAACCTTGCGGGCCTTCGTAATCGAAATATCAACGTAGTTGATCGTTTGGTCCGTTCCCGCCGGAGCCGTTGCAGCCGCCGTGATGTTGCCCGCCGACATAGCGCCGACAACGGGAGAGCGCACGGTCTGGCCGACTGCAGCCTGTGCGGCCTGGGCGTCCAAAGAGACGGCGTTGATCATGCCGACGCGCTCGCGCGAGACGACGTTCATTGCGTTGTAGATGATAGGGTAAAGACCCGTGAGCGTGTTTGCCATTGGATGGCCCTTTCAGAAGTTCATGAAGGTTGATTGATCGAGGGCCATCCAGCCCGGTGCGCTGCGTTCCATCCAGAACATCAGCCGTGCATTGCCTTTAAGATCAGGCGTCGAGAACAGAAACGCCTTCCTTGATTTTCGTCATTTGATCAGCGGGCGGAAGCTTGTCGAATTCCGACCGGCTGATCGACTTTCCGCCAGCGCCGCCGCCGTTGCCGGGGCGTGCGCCGGACCCGCCGCCGGTCCCCTTCAGGAGCATGTCCTTATAGGGGTACTGGTCGACAAGGATTTCGAGCGCCTCGTCAAAGTCGGCGGGTTCGCCGGGCTTTGCGCGAGAATAAATCTTGTTGCCGGATGCGTCGTAGGCGACGGCCTTGCCGTCTTCATCCTTGAAGTGGGAGCCGAACCGCGCCTGCATGATGTCGGCGGGAACCGCAGCCTTTTCATTGATGAACTTGGAGCGGGCGAACTGACCGCCGACGCGCTCTTTGTAGAGGTCGGACCTCAAGGCATCGCGCTCTTGCGCAATCCTTGAATACTTCTCTTCGACCGCCTTGATCGCCTCGGCCTTGACCTTCTCAACCTCGCCCGCGTCAATGAGCTTTTTCGCGTCGATGTTTCTGATCTTGTCAAGCGCATCTTTTGCGGCTGACGGGTCCGTGATGCCATCAAACGCTTTGAGCTTTGCTTCAGCGGCTTCCTTGGCCTCTCGGTGGCCCTTGGCCTCACCATTCAGACGCGAGATCGTCGCGATTGTTCCGGCGGCGTCGAAAGCGATTTCGCGCCCATCATCCGCCGTGAATACCGGCTTGCCGTCCTGCACTTCTGCGTAAGTCTTGCCTTCCACTGTTACTAGCTTGAGTTTCATTGCCGTACTTTCCGGGCATCCGCCCTTGCCTTTGGCGCATCAGCGCCGTTGCACCCGCCGCGCATCCGCTTGGCAGGCAATTCCGTTCTGCGTTGCCAGATCAGTTGACCGGCGCGCGCGTGTCGCCCGGCTCATTGCGCGAACCCGGCGTCATTGAAGCGCTCAGGTCGGCGTCGGTGTCCTCACCCGGCGATTCCGCCAGAATGGCTTCCAGATCGGCCTCTTCGTCGTATTCAGGCGAGAGGAAGTCGCGGCGCTTGGCTTCGATGATGAGAGCCTTGCGGCTGATCTCACGCTCTTTGCGCATCGCCAGGAGGAATTCGGGCGCCCGCTCGCTTTCCATTTCAATCGCGAAATCCGTGTGAACCGTGACTTCGGGCTCGGACGTATCGCCCAGCCAGCGACACGTGAGAGTGAGCGCCTGTTCAAGCGCATCCTTGAGGTTCAACGCCCACGCCTGAATCGCGCTGTTGCCCTTCTGGGCTGCAAAGGCAGTCGTCACCACGGTCAGGTTTCCGGTCTGCGCGGTCAGCGGCTGGCGGCCTAGTTCGCGAAGCTGTTGCTCCGTCGCCTTGATGTCGTCAGAGAGGAAGCGAAGCGATTGCGCGCTTGGTTCGATGAACTGCCAAGCGCCATGGGCGCCGTCGCTGTTGGGCGGGGCGAATAGAACGGTTTTCGGCCCGACCGGAACAATTCCCGGCTTGTCGCCATCCATGGGAGGCGTGACGCCGTTGCCCGCCAGCATCGGGAAGCAGGCTTGCTCCTTCAGCGCCTTGAGGTTGGTTTCCTGCTGGTAGTGTTCCACCTGCAGATAGGCCGCGTCCTGCATCGGCGGGAAGAACTGCCATGAGCCTTCCTTTCGCCGTCCGGTGACGAAGGGGACAATCGCAATGACGCCAATCGCGATGACGCCTCGCGCGATGGGGACCCATTCACGATCCGAACGGTTCGCGTTGTCGCGCTCTTCGAAGACCTCCCACGTCGCCGGGCCGTAGCCGCCCTCCTTAAGAGGTTCGCGATTCAGCACGCGCACGCGCTTGATGGTCCGCTCGCCAAACCCGGAGCGCACGGTTTCCGGCTCATAGATGCGGGCGTGGACGAATTCTTCCTTGCCGTTGATGACGTCCGAATAGACCGCCAGCATGCGCTTGGCCGGGACATGGACCCAATAGGGCCTTGCCCCGATTTCACGCTCGAGCGCACGGCTGGCGCCTTCAGGGACCGGGGGCTTGTCGATGAAGATCCACGTCACCGCATCATTGATGCCGGTGAAAAAGACGCGCCCCGCGAAGACGTTGAGGTTGTTGCCCTGCCCGTCGATGTCTTCGGCGGTTTCCTGAACGGTCGTCGACGCGGTTCCATCCACGATAGCGACTTCCTTGGAAAAGGGCTTCGCGGCCAGGTTCTCCACGATGTCGCGGTAGATGTTTGTGAACTTCGCCGTTTCGACGCGAAACTTGTAATCGGCCTCGGTTTCGTTCGGGAACTTCGGCAAATACTTCTTGCCCGCCATACGCATGGCCGCAGACCCGCCAAGGATCGTCTCGACCATATCCCAATAGGGCAGCATCGCCCTGTGATCGGACGAAGGCGTGTCAGGCTTTGTCTGGTTATCAGCCATTAGCGGGCGGCCCCGTATGTGGAGAAGACGGGCGCCGCAGGCTGCGCCGAAAGCATCAATTCAGTAATCGCCCAGACCGCTGCGTCGATGCGATCAGGCGAGCCATCGCCCAAGTATCCACTCGGCGCCATGGCGCACATCTGGTCCTCAAGTTCCGGCATCATGCCGACATGCTTCACGCGGCCTTGCTCGTATAGCGCCGCGACAGGTTCGGCCCGTGCGATCTTGCCGCGCGAGGCAGTGACTTCTTTGTAGGCGACCGAAGGGTCTGCGGCCCTGATCACAGTCTCGACCATTGCCCCGCCGAAATTGCGCTCCGCGACGATCCGATCAGCATTGTATTGCCGATATGCCTCGACCGCGCGCCGCCCCCAGCCGTCCGGGGAGAGTTTGCACGTCATGTCCGCCAACAGATAGGCGAGGCCATCCACGCCCTTGCCAGCGACCACGATTCCGACCTCATCGCCCGCGTCGTCCTTGCCCTTTGTGCCGGAAGGGTCGACCGCGACCACAACCCGCACCATGTCGGGGGCAGAACGCACCTTGGCGGCGTCGAGCATCGCCCGAGTCCAGAGCGCGCCGGGCACATCGTCTAGAATTTCGGCGTTCAGCTCCTGCCGGCCGAGGCGGGTTCCTTCGTACTTGTCGCGCAGTTGAGCGAGGAATTTGGCGGGCAGGTTTTCGGCATTGTCGAAAGTGGAGCCGCGCGTCACAACTGTTGACGGGTCAGCAAGAATTTCCTTGATAACCGGAATAGGCCGTGGCGTTGTCGTCACGAAGACCCGGGGATCGCCTCGGCGCATCGTGAACTGTAACATGTCCCACGTTTCGCGAGCGTAGCGATATTTCGCAAGCTCATCGACCCAAGCAGTATCAAACTCTGGGCCGCGCAACTGATCCGGCTCCGTGCCGTTGTAGCCCAAAGCCGTCGCGCCGTTCGGCCACGTCAGGCGGACAGGCCGATAGCGAACAGTTGGCGCTTCACTTCTGGGATGGATCGCCACCAAACGGGCGACCATGACCTCTTCAAGATCCTTCTGCGTTTCCGCGACAAGGGCGATTGATCGGGCGCCCGCCTTGACGCGCTCTCGCACCCATTGCGCCCCGGCCTCAGTCTTGCCGAACCCGCGACCCGCAAGAGCAAGCCACGTCTGCCACTGACCTTCTGGGGCTATCTGATTAGGCCGCGCCCAAAAACGCCAATCCTCGAGAAGTTCTTGAGCCTGCGCCTCAGTGAGGCTTGCCAGTATCGCCTTCCTCTCGCTTTCCGGCAGAGAGGCTATGGAGCTTGCCAGCGAGCAGATCACGCGCGGAAACGTCCTTCATTTCGACAGGCCCACCATTTGCGCCCGTCAAGCGGGTTGTCTCGGAGCCGATGCCATGCAGTTTGGCCTTGCCGAGTGTGGCGGAAACAGCAGCGGAAGGCTGACCTTCTTTGAGAGCGAGGGCGCGGGCCTCCTCGAGTTCTTGGGTCAGTGTTTGGATGGTGACGACGGCCTTGTCTGCGGCGCGCGATTGGAGTTCCTTGACCCGCTTCATCACGCTTTCATTTGCTTTCAGACGGACAGCGTTGCCCCGATTTTCTGAATATCCTGCAAGCTGATAGGCCTCATCAGCCGTTTCACCTTTTGCCAATTCTTGAGCGAAACGCTCATGTTTTGGGTTCTTCAAAACGGGCATTTGATTATCCGGGGGCGGGCGTCATGGCCGGCTCGTTCTTGCCGTCTGCATGCGTCCTGCGCGCCCATCTTTGTGGAGGAATGCCAAGACACGCCGGGCAGCGGCATTCGTCCGCCTGGGGCGGGCGGGGCGCCTTTGGTTCCGGGTTGCTTACGACAACGGAGAAGGATGAACGGCGCGTGTCGCGGGATGCCGCAAGCTGGCGTTCTTCGAGGGTCATGGGAGACCTCGCTATCGGGGAAGTGTACAGGGCGGCGACTGGTTGACGGCCGATCACCGCCCTGCTGGCGAGGCTCCCCAAGAGCCTGTCGTTCTGGCGGCGGCCTCTTTTGAAAACGCAGCCCCGCGCGAACGTGAGGTGAATTTTACCGCTGCCAAACGCAAAGCGCCCAGCGGTAAGGCCGGGCGCATTTCTTTGACTTAGCATAAGTGAGAGTGATTTGGGTTCGATTGTCAAGCCCCATCAAGCGGCCATCCGACCTTATCCCAATGCCCGGCGAGGTCGTGAAGAGCTTCGCGGAATTCGCCTGCCACCTTTCGCGTGCCGTGTTTGGAGGAATAGCCGCGCGCTTGGGCGGCCTGTTGCAGAGTGATCAGCGCGACAAGGACGTCCGATAGAAGCGCCTCGGCGCTCTGCCCTACGGCTTCGCGAACCTGATAGACCAGATCGACGGCGTCTTGCGCCCGTTCAAGGCCGGAAATAATCGCCCATTCGTGCGCAGTGGCCGGGTTGCCCCGGTCCTTCGGCTCATAGGACATGCCGCCTGAGGTCGCCCCGCGTGAGACTTCGAGGATATACTGATACGTCCGCCCGGCCCGGTAGGCGGAATCCGTGAGGCGCCCATAACTGTATTCATTCTCAAGCGCGTCTGTCTTGACGTTGATGGCGACACGCTGCCGGCGCGGGCGCTTGCCGTCCGGGTCTGGCATGGGGTCCAGAACGGCGCCAATCCTGATCTTGACGTTGAGCCGGTCCCGGTCGGTCGGCAGATCAGGCCCCGGATGTTGCGCGTCCATGACGCGAGCGTAGCGGCCCGCGTTCTCTCGCCTGCTGGTGCTCATCATCGCTCACCCCCATGAAACCATGCTGCGGGAAATCTGATCGGGTTGCGCGCCAAAGCCGCCGCCACCTCATTCGCGATAGGAAGACCGCTGGCTGGCTTTTGACGTCTGTGGATATCGACATAGCCAGAACGCGCCTCAAGCCCGCCTACGGCCATCTGTGGCCCGGCAATCGGCCTTCGCTCGACCACGACAACCTTCCGGCGTCCGCGAACGGCAATTGTCCGCCGGTCAGAACGGGATCGCATCGTCAAGCGCCTCCTTGCTGTCGTGGATGGCGTGCAAGGGGTCGTCGACTTGCGTGCGAACGCCCGTCACGGCCGCGCCCCTGAAGGTTTCCTTGATCTTCGCCAGCGCCGGGAAGCCGGATATGAGCCGCCCAATCTCGTCCAGGGTGTAGACGTGAACGTGGCGGCCATCCGCCAGCACGGACCGGGCGGCGTGGTTATCCCGCACGATGGCCGCGACCGCGCCGTCAGACAGCGCGACCTCCCAGACTTCGGGCGGGCGGGTATGGGCGCCGGCCTCAGTCGCCACGCGGTCAAGCGCGCGCCAGGCCGTGATCATCCGCCGGCATTCGCGCCGCACGTCGTCTAGCTCGCCGTGCCAGATGGCGTGGTTGGTCAGATAGCGTTGTCGGTCGAACTTGACGCGAAGCTCGACGGGCACAAGCAACCGCAGCCGGTCGCAGCCCCACTTGGCCTCCATCTCGACCGCTACCGCATCGAGGTCGTCAACCTCCGCGCGGCCGGCGATGTAGAGGCCATTGGTCGAGTGCCATGGGGCGGTCTGGAATTCCGGCAGCGCCTTCGATTTTGATTTCGCCGTGTTCATCGTCTGCTCCAGTCCCGCGCTCCAGTTGCTTTTCGGCTTGCTCCAGTGCTCCACTCCACCCCCCCCCTAAAGGGGGGGGGGTGGGTGAAGCATGGCCGCGCGGTGCAATTTGCTCCAGTCTGCTCCAGTTTGCTCCAGTTGCTTTTTGCGACTGGAGCAGCTTCAACTTAGCCATCATTGAAGGGTCCAGGCCGAACGAATTTGCGCATCTTCCGGCGCTCGTCGGGCGCGTCGAATTCTTCCAAGGCCCGGCTTTCGGTCCACATTTTTTGAAGGGCCTTGGCCTTCCCTTTAGCCGCCTCGCTGGCGTTCAAGGCGTCGTCAAAGCCAAGCGCCTGCAGGATGGCGTAGCCGACCCATTGCTCGGAACGCGGGTCCGCCCGCCAGTTCCCGGCGGCCACAATCCGGCGTGTCTCCATAAGGTCGGACGCGGTGATGTCGGCGGTCGGGTCAGGCCATTGCCAGCGGGTGACGACGCCCACCTTGTCGCTGGGGCGCGCCGGCGCGTTGGCGTTCGCCGGCGTATCGTTCCCCAGATCCACGGAGGCGAGGTGGAACCATGCAGCGTTAGATGAAGGCGGCGCCAGGTTGGCCTTGCCGTTGTCGGCCCGGAAGTACAGGCCCGGTTCTGTCACCCCGGCCCGCGCCGCCTCGTCGGCGCTCATGCGGTTGATGGCCCGCGCCGCACGGGCAGCCGCCAGCAAGGCGACAGCGCCGCGCCCGTCTTCGACCGTGACCTCGTTTCCGTTCGTCTTGCGGACATGATGCACAAGCTCGACGGCGCAATTCGTGGCGTCGGCTATGTGGGCCCATGCCTTCGCGACCCGTTCAATCTCGCCGTTGTCGTTTTCCGTCACGCGATGGCAGGACACAAACGGGTCGATGATGACGACGCCGATGCCGTTGGCCTTGATGGTGGCGACGACTTGCTCGATCACGGGCGCATTGATGATTGCTCCGTCCCGCGTCTTCTCTGCGATGATGATCGGCGTCTCGCGCCCGGTGTCTACGAACAGCCGACCGACAATCTTTTCGGGCGCCAGGCCATAGTGAAGCACGGCGGCCATTATGCGCCGGTCCATTTCCTCGCGCGGATCCTCGCCATTCCAGAACCAGACGTTCGCCCGCTCGGTGGGCGCGACGCCGAGAAGCGGGTCGCCTGACGCGATGCAGAGCGCCTCAACAACCTTCAGGGCTGTCTTGCCGACGCCGCCCGGCGCCACCGTTGTCGACACGAACTTGCGGATATAGTGCCGGTCATAAATCCACGCGCGCGGCGGGATGCTCGACGGGTCAATGTATTCAAAAGGGGTTGCTTTGATTCCGTTGGCCGCCGTCGACGCGCGGGGCGGCGTTGCGGTCAGGAAAGGCTCGCTGGCGGCAGGCTTGGGCGCCACCGGCTCTTTCCGCCCTTCCTCTGCGATCTCATGGTCCCACTTGCGCAGCGCCCGCGTCCAGTGATCTCGGAAGGCGGTAAGCCCGCGCCCTTCCCGCTCAAGCCCATCGGCGTTCGCCACGCCCTGCAGCCGCGTCTTGGTCGTGCGCTCATAATCGGCCCAAGCCCGCGCCATTTCGGTTTCCATCCCGCGCGGGTCAAGGATCGGGCATTCTCGCCAGAGCGTGATCAGCCGCGCCCAGATCAGATTGCGCATCTTCTCTTCGCGGCCATCTATCGTGGCGCCGAAAGGATCGCGTTCATTGCCTGGGGACGCCGTGCGCTGCGCGGCTGGCGACGATTGGCCGCCGCCGTGTTCTTCAATCAGCGCCTTGATCGCCTCGACCAGACGCGGCGTTGCGGTGTCTATTTCGATTTCCCAAGGCCCGCAGCCCTCCGCCCAGCGGTACGTGTCGCCGCTCATGTGAAGGGAAGGTGGAAGCATTGCAAAGCCGCCCTGGCCGCGTATGTCGACGCCTATTGCGGTGCGGCAATTCCCTATTGTGACGCCTTCCGGCAGGCGAAAGAATATCTGACGGCCGCCGCCTCCGGTGCGCTGCTTCCACGTCTCAGGCTCAATGCCGAGCGTGACATCTGCCCACCACGCGCCCGCCTCCGGACCGTTGTAATCATCGAGGTCGATGCAAACGATGTTGCCGGACGCGGCGCCCGTGATCATGCCCATGTTCGGCCTGGCGGACGCCGGGAACCAGCGCTCGAAGACGGCGTCGCTGGCGAGGTCGGTCTGAAACTGCCGCCAGTCCGCCAGCGCCGGCCGCTTGTCGCCGCGCGTCCGCATAGGCGAGGGCGCGGGGACAACTTGCACCCCCGCGCGCCTGTACATTTCGGCCCACTCGACGGGGGCGGCGAATGCAGGGTCGAATGTCGTTTCGCTATCAAGCATCATGCCCCCGCCCCCGTTGCGTCATTCAACCGAAGTCTTCTTCAGCCGCCGCCATTGCCGGCGCGCGCGCTGCGGGCGGTGCGACTTGCGTCGAGCCTGTAGCGGGCGGGCGGGCGGCTGGCGCAGGAGCGGCCGGCGGCGCCTCGCCGTTGCTGCGCGGGTTCGGCCCTAGGTCTTTCGGACGCGCGACCCATGCGGCGATTGCGAACACCGGTTGGTAGTTCGTGCTTTTCTTCGCGCCCGCGCCGCTTTCGAGCGGAAGCGTGTCGGACAGCACGACAACGGGCAGCTTGCCGGGATTGGCCGTCTTGCCAGCCTCATAGGCCGTGTGCAGATCGTCCATGCCGCGCAGGAACGCGCCGGCGGCAGACGCCAGTTCGCGCACGTCGCCGCCGCATTCCGCCGACAGCTTCACGCACACGCGCAGCCCTTGCTTGTGATCGGGCGACGGCTTTGCGGGAAGCGGAGCGCCGAAGGGCGCCATTGTGAACGACGGGGCTGCGCCTGCGGCGAAGTGAATCCAGCCGATCTCAAGGTTCTCGAAATCGACAACCATTTTAAGGTTGCGCGTCACGTCGACCGGCGTGCTGACGCCATCGGCGCGATCGACGCGGAAGAACCGCCCCGCCCGCGCGTCATACTTGAGAATGGGCAGGAAGTCGCCGCCGCCGCTGCTGTAGTTCAAACCGAGAGCCATTTGCTTTTCTCCATTTGCGGCCATCTAGCCGGCCGCTTGCTCTTGCCCTGCGGGCGAAGCTCTAAATTCCCCAAACTTCAAACGCCGCCGCTCGCGCGGTTGCATCGTTGAAATAGAAAGAGTCCGTGTCTGGCGCCGTGATGCCGACAAGCTCTTGCGGGTCGTCGGACACGGCAAGAAACCGCTGAATTGTGAGGGCGACACGCTCAAGCGCCGCGACGTGATCGCGCGCGTTTTCGAGTTGGTAAGTCGCGATCTTTTTGGTCGAGCAGTAGGACAGACGAAGATCTGTATTGTTGCCACGGCACGCCGCATAAAGCGCCACCTGGCGCGCGTGGCCTGTCTTGATCTTCGACGGGACGGCGTGCGTCGTCTTGAGGTCGAGCAGGATGCCGTGGTCTTCCCACTCGGCGTCAAAGTAACCGATAATAGGAACCGCCAGCCCTTCGACGTTGTGCGAGACAAGACCCTGCGTTGCTGACGGCTTGCCGTATGGCCGCAATTCAGCAAGGCCGGTCTTCACCATGCCTGCAAGGCTGGCTTCTTCCTTCTCGCGGCTTGGGTCGGTCGAGAACGCCGCGCGCTTCGCGAACGTCTTGCGCGCGACCTCTACACACTCGTCATCATCCGCGCCGTTCAACAGCCCGTGCATGATGCCGTCTTCGACCGCCGTGCCGCGATGCGCAGCGCAGCCGACCGGCGTCTTGTGCTTCAGGACTTTCTCAAGAACAAACAGCGCAGGACACGCAAGAAAGACGTTGATGCTGGACGGCGAGAGGTGTTCGATGCCGTAGCGCTCGAATGGGCTTGTCATTCCGCCGCCTCCGCATTGCGCCGCACCACAACTTCTGCGCCATACTTCGCAAGCAACGCCGCCTCTGCGCGTCCGTGTGATTTCTTGAGCGCGAAGCCGTCGCACGAAGGCCACAAGATCAACGCCCGTGCGCGCGCCTGCTCTTTGTCGGCAGACAGGCCAAAGTGTTTCTTCCACTTCTGAGGCGTGACGAAGTGCGACGGGATCTGTTGCGCGGCGACGATGCCTTGCAGCTTGCCAAACGACACGCCGAATTTGAATGTGGACGAAAGCCCCTGCTTTGGCATCGCGCCAACAAGCTCGATGATTGCGAGGTCGGGCTTTAGTTGAGCGATGCGCCGCGAGAGCGTCGTCGCGTCGAGGTGGCCGTCTGCAATCGGCACGTCTTCGACCATGATGCGGTCCGGATATGCCGGGAAGTAAAAGGCGATTGCGCCGGAAGCGCCAGGATCAACGCCAAGGATGCAGAAGCCGTCCTTCATGCCGCTTGCTCCACTCTCTTGTAGGATACGCCCAGCGACAGGCGGACATGATTTGAACAATAGGAAGAATGCTTTTCGCGAATGGCGCCGCAAAAGTGAAACTCATCGCCGTCAATCGGCCAGCGGCAATGAAACTCGCGCGCTTCAGTCAACGCTACAGGGCGCGATTCCGGCAAGGGTCCGAAAGCTTCGTCTATCTTGAGAAGACGTTGCGCCCGCACCTCAAGCCTGCGCGCCTTCGCGTCGTCGGCGTGTTGCGCGAGAGCCTTCACAACTCGCTTTGCCCGCGCGGTTGCTTCCATATTCTTTCGGAACACGGGCGCTACCGGCTTGCTCATTCCAAGCCGATGCGCCTTGCCGATGCAGGCGTTGCGCGTCATGCCGATGGCGTTGGCGATCTCAGAAAACGAATGATCATTTAAGTGCATCCGCTTTAGAGTTTCGACTTTATCGTCGGTCCAGCCTGACATGTGTGTCCCCTTAGCTTTTATCCCGAGTGATGATCCTGCTGCCGAAGTCGGCCAATGATGTTCCGCAACGCAGCAACTTCCTGCCGATAAAAATCGGGGTCCGTGCGATCAAGACGGCGCGCAATGGCTTCCAAACCCATGACCTCAGCATCTTTTCTTTCCTTGGCCGCCACGCGGCGTAGTTCGTCCAATTCAGCAGCCGAAACGCGAACGCGATCACTGCGTTTGGCGATGTCGGCTATGCGGTTGCGCGTCCATTCGATTGGCGATGTGCGCAGCTTGCGAAAAGCCCTCTCTTGAGCCTCTTTCTTGTATTCGCCCGGAGCGCCGACACCGGCGATCTCATCAAGCAAATAGCTGGCTTCCACCACCGAACTCATAGGCTTACGCTCCCCTGTCTTCGTGTAATTCTGCATGGTCCCTTGCTCCATATTCGAGACATGGAGAGTGACGACGCAGAGTCAGACACAGACACACCGCACACATTCACGAGCATCGGTTTGGCGACGCGAAGGCTCGTGCAGAAACTAAGGACTCAACTCCGCATGAAAGGCCCCGACGCCGAAGCGCCGGGGAAGTCAGTCAGGGAGGAAACCGAGCAAGAGGCCCGGCAGTCGGACTTCCGGAAGGGGAAGCCCTCCGCGCCGCCGTTGAAGAACCGGCGCGAAGCTGAGAAATTGTGAACCGTCGCAGCCCCCGCGACGAAGACCGGCGTGGCGCCAATGTCCCCTAAGCGCGCCGCGCCGGTCACTTGCGCGCCCCCAAGATCGCGACGAGCGAAGCGCCAGCGAAGAAGGAGACAATCGCGAGGCTGATCAGTTGCGCGCTCATTCGGCGGCCTCCGTCGCGCGTGAATTCTCCGCGTCGATGTGCGCGGCGACGAGATCGCTTTCGGTCAGCGTGCGACCGGCTGCATTGGATGCTTCGATGAGCTTGGGCCACCACCGAATAGGGATCGACTTGCGCCGCCTCATCTGGCCGGCGTGCTCAGTCGAAATGCCAAGCGCGCGGCCCAAATTCGCAGGGCCGCCGAACTCGCCAAAGATGGTTTCGATTGATCTCATGCCGCGCACGATACGTTACGTAGCGCCATCAGTCAAGACGCATTGTATCGCGCCATCCGCTATCAAGCCGGAGCCTGGATTTATCAGATCGGCGGGTATTATGGACGAGCCAAACGAGCGGCTACAGCAGGCCCGCACCGCAGCGGGTTTTGAAACAGCCGCAGACGCCGCCCGGCGTTTCGGATGGAAGGAGGTCACATACCGCGCCCACGAAAACAGCGGGCGCGGGATCACGCGAGCCGCCAAGGATTACGCCAAGGCGTTCGGCGTCACCCCGGAATGGCTGCTCTATGGCCGCAACAAGGGCGAAACGGCTAATGGAATAGCCCCGGAACGAGTTCAGGTCCTGGGAGAGGTGCTATTGGGCATCGCCTGCAAGTCAGACAGCGGTTTGGCGGAGTTTGTCCAAGTGATCGTTGGGTCTCTTCAAGGGCCAATCGAACCGCCTGCAGGCGTGCCGCCTCTTGTACACTTGCGGTCTTCTCTTCATGACAAAGCACTGCAATTCGTTCGTCAAGCAAATGCGAGAACCGGGCCTCAAAACCACTCATGACGTTCCCCCGCATTGCAACCCCGCTTGTGGCCGCCTAGTTTAGGTAGCTATTGCGCTCGCCGCTTCCGTCAATCCGCGTACACGGGATTTTGTATTAGGTTTCATTCACTTACGGAGCGGCAAGATGAGAATGGTTTTCGCATTTGCGTCATTCGTCGCTTTGGCCGGCTGCACTGCTGGCGGCCCGGCCCCGAGCGCCCAGACCCCGCAGGCCGCGCCTTTCACGTTGACGGCGGCGCACATGAAGACAATTCAGGCCGGGCTCAGATCGAGCCTTAAAGACCCGGATTCCGCACGGTTTGGAACCATGCGAGCCGTCAAGGACGCCAAGGGCGACGTCATCGTCTGCGGCTACGTGAACGCCCGCAATTCATTCGGCGGCTACACGGGAGACCAACCATTCCTGGGGACGCTTAGCGAGGCGCCCGCGCTCTTTCTGGTCGCCATGTTCGGCGGGACCGATAGCGAGCGCTTCGCGGTTCGCAAGGTTTGCGGCGAGTACGGCTTGCCGGTGTAGATCCCGGTCCGATCAAAGCGCCGACAGAGCCCGCCCGCCCGGCGGGTTTTTCTTTCGCCTTGATGCGCTACGATCTG